GTAGCAGCCATTGTGTTCCTTCCTGTCAATAGAAATCGAATAACTTGACGCACTCTCGTGGCGTCTCGCGGCTGCCTTTGTCGCTGGCAACATGCGAAGTCATCGATCTCTAACGGGAACGAACCGGCTACCAAGCTGGCAGCTAAGCTACTGAGATATCGTCCTCAGTCCCACGACGGGTACCCCTATTTGGGAGCTTCGCCCAGCAGCGTGAAGGGGGAGGACAAGCTGCTGGGCTAGGCTAGCACTGGGGAGCGTGCATTAGCAGTCTGACAGACTATATCAGATTACGCAAGCATATTACGCAAAATTATTTACGCCAACATGTCTCCACGCATCCTCGAACGAGTTGACGCCGGTAACGCCCTGAACTCTTCATCAGTCAGCCTGTTGATATCAGGGAGTGCACCTTTCTGCCCAGCCTTGTCCGAATCCAATCCAACGTCACGCAGTGCGGGAGGCTGAGTTTTCTGAACTGCAAGCGCTTTCGCTACAGCCTGTGCCTTGCGGTCAGTGGAGGATGCTTTTGCCAAACCTTGCGGTTCAGGAATAGGTTCTTGAACTGCTTTGGGTCCGAACTGAGAAAGAATCGACTTCGCCGCTGTCGTCAGCGCAATCGACGGTTTCAATCCTTGNTTCGCCGCTGTCGTCAGCGCAATCGACGGTTTCAATCCTTGCTGACTCATCAACCGACGTTGCTCTGAAAGAATGAAGTTAGTCAAACCCTCGTTGAACTGCTCACTTTCAGGGTTCAACACTGGGTTGTCCGCTTCAAGCTGAGCAATCGCCAAGTCCAGTCGGTCATTCTCGAGGATCTGCGCCGCTGTAGTCCGAGAGGCGCGCGCGGCTTCCGCCGTCGCAATGGCTCGTTCAGCCAAGCGAATCTGCTTCATTACCTCTGCGGCCTTGGTCGCCTCGTTGTCCATCAACAACGACGCGTACTGAGCTTCCAGCTCGGTAATGTGATTCTCAACTTCTTCAATCTGAGCAGCGTTCGCCTGAGCGGAGCGCTCAGCAAGCTGAGCTTCGAGCATGGCAACGCGCTGTTCGGCGGCTGCTCGTGCTTGGCGTTCCTTGCCTACAGCTTCGTCGAAGCGCTCTTTCGGAATTCCTCTGGAGAAGCGACCTTTCTCGTCGCGAACTTTCGGTTCTTCCTCTACGACTTCCGGCTCATCTTCGGCAACCTCGAGCTCTGCCACCTGTTCGACTTCTGGCTCTGGAGCCGGTGGTGTATCCTCTTTGAGGAAATCTCCACGTGCCTCGGGTCCACTCAACGGTTTTTCTGCAACTTCTGTGGTCATAATCAACTCCTACAAGGTCGTCTCGGCGGGTTGTGATACGCCCACGCGGGACGCTTGTGCACGCTGCGCAGCCGCCGCCTGCTCAGCCTTTCGTTGTCTGTTTTCAGCGTCACGAGCTGCTTGCTCGGCCTTGAGCATCAACCCTTGCTCGTGTTCTCGACGCTGTAATTCGAGTTTCATCTCATGTTCTTGGCGCTTCATGTCGAGTTCTTCTCGCTTAGCCTGCAGCTCCATGTCGTGACGCTCACGCATCATGGTCAGCTCAGCCCGCATTTTTTCCAGCTCGGCACTGTCACCTTGCGGTTCAGATCCTTCCTTCTGCGCCCTGGACATCTTCAACTGAGCATCTGCGTGCTTATTCGCGACATCCGCTTCTAGGCCCGCAACCGTAGCCTCAGCTTCACGCTGTTTCAACGCAGCTGCAGCCTGAGCTTCCGGAGACTCCTTGTCACCCTCCATCTGCTTCAAAATATCCGCGCGGCGCAACAAGCGACTATTCTCAATCAGCACGCTATCCGGAATCGGCACACCGATCTCGCGCATAGCACGAGCCTGTTCGAACTGCGAGTCTTCGAGGCTGGCACGGAACGGCGAGCTGGTTACGACGATGTCGAACTCGCCTATCGTGAGGTCATTCGTAATCTCTCCGGTCACCGGATCTTCGACGTTCACCTCTAACGACTCCGGGCTCTGAGTGAAGTCTTCGTGTGTGATCGTGATCAACCTCTGCTCGGTGTAGTACTCCTGAACGATATCGACGACGTTCCGTGCAAGCAGCCAATCTGTGCGTTCGAGGCTGTCCAGAGGCTTGCTGTGCGTGATACTTGAGCGACGCTGCTTGTAAGCAATCGCCTTCGCCGCAACGTCTTCGCGGTCGTCACCCTGCATGCTGTCAGTGACGTTGCTGATCGATTTGATGTGCTCTTCAGCCTTGTAGCTAAGGCGTTCAAGCCCTGTTGGAACCTGATTCGGAAGAATCTTCTGCGGAGGAGTGGCCCCCTTACGGTACTCGAGCACGATTCCTGTCGTAGCCCCTTCCAGCTCGAGCTCCTCAATGGACATGTTCAGTAGAGAGTCTTGCTCTACCGACCAGCCGCTATTAGCCGTGGTATTCACCACGTGTAGCTCCTGACTGGAAGTCTTGTTCAACAGCTCCTGTGGGTCGATAAGGTTCTCAACCGCTCCGATGGTCCGCCCGTTGAAGAACACTGGGAAGTACGGAACGAAGGTAAAGTGCCTGTACGGAGACCAGTCGTCGTGCAACACCACGTCGTCTGCCGTCGTCGTCCATCGAATGCGCTTGATGCGCTTTTTCGTAGTAGCAATGGCCCCGCTGGCTTTCTCGATCACCAGAGCGATGCGCTCCCGATCCCAGCTATCTGGAATTTGGCGCATATCCCCAGTCCGCAAGTCGACAAAGTGCTCAACCGTGTCCAGCTTGCGATACTGACGGTCGATAATGCGAATATTGCGCTGCACACCCTCTTTGTCGTTGTAATCGAACGACGGGATACGATTGCGTGAAAACGTGTTGCGAACACGGTCGATGCTGTCTAAGTCGTAACGTGAACCGGCATTCGTCCTGTGCAGCAGCTCAGCATCTGCTTTCGAATACAGAATCTCGATGTCCTGCGGGCTGAGCCACTTCGTTTCGATTACATCAGCCCAAGTATCCGGGTCATACTCACATGCGTCTGGGTCAATGAGGATATTCTTGCTGTTCGGAGCTGTAATGCGCACTTCTCCGATCATCGTGTCCGTGAAGTCCAGCCTAACGTCGAAGAACCCTCTCCCACGCACCAGTCCGGAGAAGAAGACGTCGCTGCGCACCCAGGGTAACTGATTGGCTTGAGAGATCTGCATCCAGACCTTGCTCAGCGCATCTGCTACGGCTGCACTAGCCCCGTTCTGTGGTCTGAACAACACTTCGGTGCGGTTCTGAATCTGGTCGCCGAGAAGTGTGCTGATCGTCGGGAGGATTTTATTGATCGTCAGGGCGGGGCGCGTACCGAGTTTCATCTTATCTCTCGGGTCCCACTGCTCACCTGCTAGAAACGCGTCGCACTTGTCAGCCAAGGCAACGAACTGCAGATGTCCATTATCGCGACACTGCTCGTAGCGAATCCACTGGCTGTGTGCCAGTTCGGGGTTAACTGGCATGATTACCACCAAGAATATCGTTTTCTTCGTCCGGAATTCCAGCCTCCAGACATAATTCTTTATGACGCGCCTTCAATTTTTGGGCTGTGTATTCCATTTTCTCTGCAATATCCTTGAGGGTGTCTCTCTTGCAGAAGTCCGTATGGAAGCTTACACCTGAGTCACGGATACACAGAGTAGTATACGCGCCGTATCCGCACGGATCACTCAATGAAACTGTGTAGTCAAACGCTTTGTAAATCTCAGCCATATACTCTTCTCAATGCAATTTCGCGCGAGTCTATCAGAGTTTATCTTAATGTGATAGAGGGTGTAGTCAATACCGACACCCTCTGTATGTAATTCAGCATCTATTCATGGTCTGCTACGCCGCCATGTGTGACCCAGCATGCGTACCGACGACAAATCTTTTCAACTTGTCGCGCCAACTCTTCTGCGGGCGCTGCTTGCGCTCCTGTGGAGGTGTGCGAGTCAATGTAAGCCGTATCGCCCAAGCCAAACTGTCCACGCAGTCGTCGTGTTTCGTATGCAGAAAGTGCAGCATCTCTTTCTGCATCACCGGAAACCAATGAGCGTCTCCGTCAAAGCGAACCTTCCCTGCCTGCATGCGCCCACGCAGCGGAGCCGCTCTGACTTTCTTGTCGGTTAGCGTCTTCAATACCTCGTAGCTTGGGAAGTAGCGCTTGTCCGAACAAGCTTTCAGAAACTGCGCCTCGATAGCCTTCCAGATCTGCCCATCCTCCACCCCCATCGCGTCGACCTTGTACTCCATGGCGTAGTCGACCATGTACTCAGCGATGAGAATCCCGTCGCTGCTCTTGAAACGCCGCACGTCGAGCACGTATGCCTCGTCGCGATAATCAACTCCGATGGTCGTCCCCACCGTGTAGTCCGATTCCTTGCCCGTA